GGCTATTAAATCAGACACCTGAGGATATTTGGCGTGAGTTATATCTGATTTCTGTATGGGGGAGGTGAAAAGAAGGTGGACAAGCAGGAAATAATCACTGTCGTAACTTATACCTGCCCGGTTTGCAAAAGAGATGGATTTAGATCACCAGAAGAAGCCATAAAATGCCGGGATAAACATTCAGCACCGGTAGAAATCATAGAAGCATCATATTACAAAGGGGACAAAATTCCCAATGCTTTAAAACTTCGCTGGCCGAATGGATTTGAAGGATGGATGAGTGTTAACAATCCTTCGCTCGAAAATAATTACCTGGCATATGAAAAAAAGGCTGCTCAATAGCAGCAACAAACAAAAACCCTGAATACAGTTTACCCTTATCAATGTCATAAAGTCAATTTCAGGTTCAGGTGATTTTATGAATATCGGAATTGGTGACCTAATTAACCAGGCAAAGAATATGGGGGTGAAAATTTACACCCAAGACAATCAGCTTAAGGTGGACATGCCTTGGCCCGTTTGGAATATCCCGGAACCGGTACGCTACATCTTGGGTGAGCTAAAAAAGCGGCAGTCAGAGATTCAGGCTTACCTTTCCGAGGACCCTGTTCAGGAAGAATACTGGCGAAACGTATTGACGAATGCTTATTTTCTCTATTACCCCAAGGGAAACGGAGAATATGAACCCCTGAGACCATTACATGATTTGCTTGAAAAACTAAAAAATTGGGGGGCAAAGCTTTCCAGGGTTGAAAGCAGATTTGAACAAGGCAAAATTGTCGATCTAGAAATACTGCCAGGAAACATTGATTGGGCTGACTGGAACTATATCCTGGTTAAAAAGCTGCTTCACTATAGAGAACAGCTTGACTGGCTGCTCAAAATATCGGCTATGGGAGTTGCCAGGGACTACGTTGACCTGGGCGTGGATTTTCCTCCGGAGTGGATCAGTGATAGCCTGGGAAAGCACGCGGCCCGGATCGCGGAGCTGCGCCGGGCGGTAATCGAGGAAATGATGGAAAAGAACCAGTGCAACGGACTCTATTTTGAGATAGAGGGAGGACGAATGTACTGTCTTGTACCGTGTAAAACCGGGCGCCAGGATGTAACAGAACTCACCCCGGAAGAAGTTATGCTGGTAGCCGAGGCCCAGAACACAGGTTTATTACCTCCCGGCCTGGAAGGGGCCAGGAGCGCTTTGAAATGGATTAATTAATATAAAAAGGAGGCAGACCCATGAAAAACGTCAAGATCGACCTCAACGGAAATACACTTACCGTTACTGTCGATATCAGCAAAGAGTTTGGTCCCTCGTCAAGCGGCAAGACCATAATCATTGCCAGCACAGAGGGGAACCAACCCATACCAGGCCGCGAAGATGTGAAGATTGGTCTCAACGTTTATAAGAAGAAATAATGCATCCCCACAGAAGGAGAGATTCCGGTGAAAGAAATTGCCTGCCCCGTTTGCAGACATTTACTGCATGAAGTATATTTCGCTGACGATGTGCGCCGGTGGCGATGCATGAACTGCGAACGAATCTTTTCTGAGATTGAATACCACGTTGGGGATGGAGAACTTGTCCGGTTGCCGAGAAAGAAAAAAGTTGAAGCGGCTAACAAACAGATAAGAGGTGATAAATTTGAAGCTTTATGAATTAACCGGAGCTTTTAACGATATTTTTAACCTCCTGGAGACTGAAGATGAACTTGATTATGAAGCCCTTGAGGATACTCTCCAGGCGTTGGAAGGCGCAATCGAGCAGAAAGCCGGCGGTATAGCTAAAATGGTCAAGTCCCTGGAGAAAGCTGCTGACGCTTACTCCAGTGAGGCCAAGCGCCTGGCTGAAAAGGCAAAGGCCACGGAAAACAAAGTCAAATGGCTGAAAGACTACTTGCTCCAAGCCATGACAATAACAGGTAAAGACAAAATTCAAACGGATATCGGCATCATAACCCGCCGGAAATCACCGCCCAGTGTATCGGTATTTGATCCCGATAAAATTCCGAAAAAATATTATTTCACCCCTCCGCCTCCGCCTCCACAATTGGATAAAAGAGCGGTGCTGGAGGACCTTAAAGCAGGGGTTAAAGTTCTTGGCGCTGAGCTCTACCAGGGATACCACATCCGGATACAGTGAGGTGCGTTATGGAACAACGAAAAAACATTGCGGCAAAACTGGTTAAGATTATGCAAAAGTGCGCCTATGTCCAGAAAGACGCTGAAAACAAAGAGCAAAAATACAAGTACGTTTCAGCTGCAGCGGTCCTGGAAAAAATTAACCCTGCTTTAGTAGAAGCAAATATGATCAGTATTCCCGAGTTTTGGATAGAAAGTGAAAGAGAAAAGGCCACTGCCAGGGGCGGCATCTGGCAGCTGGTCACGGTGCAATGCAAGTTAACTATTATTGATGCTGATTCCGGGGAGTCGGTCACTGTAGTCAGTTTGGGTACTGGTGCGGATCCTGGGGACAAGGCCACAGCCAAAGCCCAGACCATGGCCCTTAAATACGCCTGGCTGACCGCCCTGAATATCGAAACAGGCGACGAACCGGAAAATGACGGGAGAACTGACCAACAGTTATTTACGCAGCCGGGCACTCCTACTGTACCTCCAACTCCGGGGCTGTCCCCAGTGTTGCCGGATACCCCGAAAGTCCGGGCAATCTGCCAGCTATGGCAAGGCCTGAATTGGGATACCAGTTTACTCCCCGAGTATCTGGAAAAGCGTTTTGGAAAGCCAGCCAATCAGTTGACTGATCAGGATCTGTCTGTGGTGGAAAATGAAGCAAATTATTATTATCAACAAAGGATGAGGTGATTTTGTGAATCAGGTAAGTATTTACGGGCGTTTAACCAGGGACCCCGAACTGAGATATACCCAGCAAGGTAAAGCAGTAGCCAATTTTTCTCTCGCTGTAAACAGGTTCAACGATAATGAAGCTGATTTCTTCGATTGCGAAGCCTGGGAAAAGCAGGCGGAAAACATTGCAAACTCTTGTAAGAAGGGCCACCGCCTTTTGATATGGGGCCGTCTTCGCCAGGACCGCTGGACAGACCAGCAAACCCAGCAGAACAGGACCGCTGTCAGAATCGTGGTACAAGGATTTTCCTTTATAGAGCCTCCGCCTCCGCCACAAGGACAAGCCCCTCCACAGGGGCCGGGTGGGTACCAGGGGCAACCGCTTTATCAGCAGCCCGGATATCCCGGTTATGTTCCACCGCCTGGTGGATATCCGCCGCCCTATCCTGGCCAGTATCCACAGCAACAACAAGCCGGAAAATACCGCCAGGGACCTCCTCCTGGCCCGCCCCCGGTTGGTTATCCGCCTGCCGGCGCACCAGCGGCTCCTGGTCAATTTGGCCAGTTCCCAGGGTTCAGCGGAAACCTTGATGATATTGATGTTCCATTCTAAAAGAAGAGTTGCGGGCAAGGCTGCAGCATCACCAGGAATAGATTTTAAGCTGGCCCGGGTATGGCCTAACGGTGACAGAAACTTTGAGCGTCACCTAAAGAATATGAAAAAAGCCTGTCAATATTGCCCGGTTTGCAAAACAGAGAGGAAAACTCATGTTCACACTTCGACCCTACCAGGAACTTCTCATTGAGGGTGTCCGTGACGAATTCCGCGAGGGGCGCCGGCGGACCTGCGTGGTAGCTCCTTGCGGTTCAGGTAAAACCGTAATTATGGCCTGGATGGCGGCTCAGACCGCTGTCCGGGGCACTCCGGTATTATTCGCCGTTCACCGGCAGGAATTAATCGACCAAAGCAGCCGGACATTCGCGGACCTGGGAGTACAGCACGGAATTATTGCCCCGGGGTGTCCTACTAAAGACGAGCAAATACAAATCGGCAGCATCTTTACAATAGTCCGACGCCTGGGAAAAATACAATCACCCGGAGTAATTATTCTTGACGAAACCCATCACGCCACGGCCAACACCTGGAGAAAACTCATCCAAGCTTTCCCCAGCGCCTTTGTTATCGGGCTCACGGCCACCCCGGCCAGGATGGGCGGGGAAGGACTGGGAGACATTTTTGAATCCCTGGTGATTGGACCATCTGTTAAGCAGCTCATCGAATGGGGCAACCTGGCGCCATTTCGGTATTACGCCCCGCCCGTCAAAGCCGATTTATCCGGTTTCCGGGTAAGATATGGCGACTATGTTCAGTCCGAAGTAGCTCTCCGGATGGACCGGTCTGAAATTATCGGTGACGCAATTGAACAGTATAAAAAACTTGCCGATGGGAAGCGAGCTATTTGCTATTGCGTAGGCCGGGCCCACTCCGAACATACTGCTGAAATGTTCCGGGCGGCCGGGATCCCGGCCCTGCACATTGACGGCGAGACCCCGGACGCAGTCCGGAAGGTTGCTATTGAGCAGTTCAGGACCGGGGAAATACGCGTGTTATGTAATGTGGACCTGATCAGCGAGGGCTTTGATGTGCCGGCTATGGAGGCGGTAATATTACTCAGACCTACGCAGTCCCTGACACTCTACATTCAGCAGTCCATGCGGCCCATGCGGCCGGACGAAGATAATCCGGATAAGGTTGCTGTTATCATAGACCATGTAGGTAACGTGTACCGTCATGGACTCCCGGACGAAGACCGGACCTGGAGCCTGGAAGGGAAGAAAAAACAGTCTCAGCCCAGGGAGATATCTCTCCGACAGTGCCCGAAATGCTATGCCGCCCACCGGCCGGCGCCGATTTGCCCACTGTGCGGATACCGGTATAAGTCAGAAGACCGTTCCGAGCCAAAGCAGCGCAAAGGTGAGTTGGTTAAAATCGACGAGTTGGAGCGCAAACGCCGGCGCCAGGAAGTGGGACGAGCCCGAAATATTATTGACCTGGAACAGATCGCTTTGAAGCGAGGGTATAGTTTGCGCTGGATAACAAAAATAGCTGAGATTAAAAGAATACCGATAAGGTGATTTAGGTGGCTATACACTCTATTGCAAAAAAAGAATTTGTCAAAAAAATATCGCTGTGTGATACCTGTGGTAATGCCGTTCCTCAACTATGTGCCTTCATTCGAGAAAAAGAATCAGAATCTGCTTTGGCTTCTATTGGTGCCGAAGCGGTAAGCTGTGAATATTACAGAAACCCTCATTTCGAGGTACTTTATAAAGTTACTTCATGCCCTTCTCATATACTGAAGGAGTTGCCGTCAATAGGTGAATTGGCACATAAGACGGAACCGGAATACGATTTATCCTGCCCGGAATGCGGCAGTGATAAAAACGTAAAGATAGCCGGAATATATGAATATCCCCAAAAACCCGATAAATGGTATTGCCGCTGTTCTGCTTGCAATAAGTCATTCCGGCCAAGAAAGAGGGAGGTTAAAAAAATGGAATCGCATGACAATTTCACTGTCTATAAACCTAAAAAGCCAAGCATCGACCAGTCAGTAAAAACTAAATCTAAACCGTCATCGGTTCAAACTCGACATGATGAACATGATGAAATCGAGTGGGCAAAACCGATGCGGCAAGAGAGCAGCATGCTGCCGATACTTCGCATATATGATAAAGGTATCTCATTCAATGCCTGCGCTATGAGATCCCTCCAGGAAGTGAGATATCTGCGGATAGGTGTTGACCTGAAAAATAAATCTATTATACTTGTCCCGTCTAAAGAGAAAGATGGGTGCTATTCCTGCCGGCCGTTAGATAGCGAAATAAAAACCGGCGGCAGTGGGCTTGTTAAATTTTTCAAAGAACGAGGGATAAATCTGGGCAAGTATTTATTGAATTACAACGCCGAAAAGAACCGCTGGGAAACACGGACTGAGGGAGGTAATTAATTTGCTTCAAAACGCAATATCAAAACTAAAATCTGAAATGAACCAGAACGCTGATAACTCCTATATACAAGTAGTCGGTGAGTTCCTGCTTAATCATCTGAAGGCAAATCCGGAATCGGCTGAAAAGATTATGGCCCCGGACAAGACTATTGGGAAAAGCCTTGATGAGATGCGGAAAGTCGCTGAAAAAAAGAAGGTAGGGAATTGTGCGGTACTGACTGATGCTGAGGGTTTTGCGGTAGTGCTCAAGTATTTTGGGATTGAGCCCCTGGGCAACGTGCCGGCTGCAAGTCCCAAACCTGCAGCCCCCGCCGTAGATTTCGACGTTAAATTAGAAGATCTGTTACAGGAGTGATTTTAAGTGTTAGCAGCTGAAGTGATAATCCCTAAAATGTTTACCGCTTATGCTGAAGACATGGGGTACCTTGAAAATGGGTTACATCATTTTCAATATTTCTGTGAACAGTGTGACCAGATTTTTGCTTCGGCATGGGGCCATATACCCGGAAGTCTAAGATGGTGCGAGCGCGGGAGCTATTTTACTTGTCCCAATTGCGGTGCAAAACATCATAAAAATGTGGTCTACGTAAAGCGTGAAGAGACTACCCCAAACAAAATGCGCCTGGCTGTAAAAGTGTATGAGAGTGTGGTTACCTTCGAGGTATTTAGCAAAACAGTAAAATTTTCGGGTTATTTAAGGCTATTTGAATGGAACTACAAAGAAATCTTCCGGTTCGATATCGCCAAGCAAACGGTTTTGTTCTCCATCTATGACAACGGTTCAAAAAAGGAAACCATTGAACTGGGCAATCCTTTTAAGTTGGACGTGTTCGATAAGAGCATACTCAGGTTTTTCCGCCCGAACAGTCTCGCCAATTCAGAACAAAAATCGGGGCTAAACCACATATTAAGGGTCCTCCGGGAAACTATACACCGGAAACTTGAAAAACACCTAAAACATAAAGTTTCTTCAATGTTCGTCAGCTCCGGGCAAAATTACGGTACCTTCTTGCTCCCTATTTTTAATATAGCGTTCCGTGTTGCATGCCCGGATGCGCCAAACCTGCCTACCATTTACCGGGAAGAACCACGAGAAATTCAGCAATTCTGGAGTAAAAAAGCGCTTAAAGACTTTGATTTTATGGATAATGTAATAGACCTAACCAGGCGAAAAAAGGATTTTATCACTGCTTTAATTGCATGTCACTCGTTACCGGATAAACCGTTTGTCAGGCGGTTATTAATCGAAGATCCATTTGGGGGCAAAATGCTGGCCCAGGCCTTTGCTCTCTGTCAAAATTACGACTGCTCAATTCACCTATACCGGGGGTTGTCTAAATTGAAAAACCGGGGCATGGGTGACTATGAAGAACTATTTCAATTTCTACAAAAGATGAAACCCCTTTACGGTGAGACCGGGTTAGTCCGCTTAGTCAACGAAGCAAGAGAGCTTTATACCTATGACTGCATTAATCTCTACAAACAGCTTAACAGTGAAAACAAAAAAGCCCTTAAGGACGAAAAGGTCAGGCTGAGAGACCTGCACGACTGGATGTCTTTAAGGCATCAAAAGCAAACACACAGAAATATTAAGTTTTCTATCCCGGATCATATTATCAAAAGGCTTTCGATGCAGAAGGACCGGCTTAGATTCTTCCTGCCGAAGGAGTCTTTTGAACTTTTAGAGGCTGGCCATAAACTTCACAACTGTGTAGCGTCATATGGAACCGCTATGAAAGATAATCAGAAATGGATTGTTTTAGTGGCTGATGATAAAGGCAAATTGGTCGCCTGCCTGGAGATCAAGGAAAATGAATTGGTTCAGGCAAAGCTTGACAGAAACAAGCCGGTTTCTGATAATGCTGAGTTGAATAATGCAATACTGGAATGGGCTAAGGAAACCAATATCGAGATCAAAACACCAGACATAAAAGTGCCAAGCAAAAAGAAACCAAGAATAAGAATACCGGCATAGCCCGGAGAGAGGAGATATTGAGATGACTACAGCCGTTGCGATACAAAGGACACCTGATTTGATAGCAGCTGAAATTAACAGTATCAAAAGCCAGACCCGAACAATGGTTCTCTATAACAGTATTGAAATCGGCCGGCGCCTGGTGGAAGCGAAGTCTATGCTTGAGCATGGCCAGTGGAGTAAATGGTTAAGGGATTCAGTTGATTATTCCCAAAGAACGGCTCAAAATCTCATGAAAATTTTTGAAGAGTACGGATCCAGTCAGATTACCTTTTTCGGCGACAACACAAAATCGCAAGCGCTTGCGAATTTGAGCTACACCCAAGCCGTCGCTCTCCTGGGGGTGCCGGCAGACGAGCGGGAGCAATTTATTAAGGACCATGACATTGAAAATATGTCCACCCGTGAGCTTCAGCAGGCTATTAAGGAGCGGGATGAAGCCTTAAGGAAACTGGAAATCGCTCAAAAGGTGGCAAGTGAGAAAACCGAAGAAGCCCGCAGAATAGCAGATGAGAAATCTAAAATTGAAGCTGATGCCCGTGTTACTGACCAGGTCCTTCGCAAAACTCAGGCAGATGTTAAAATGCTGCAGGACACTCTCCAAAAAGAAAGAGAAGAATCAAAGGCCGAGGCCAAAAGATTACAGCAGTCTATAGCTGATATGAAAAAGCAGCTTGCCGAGGCGCGGGCCTCCGGAAATGATGAAGAGATTGGCCGGCTGACAGAATCACTTGCTCAAACCAGTGATGAGTTATCAAAGGCATATATGAGAATCGAAGAACTCGAGCGCCAGCTCAAGGCAAAACCTATTGAAGCACCGGTAGCAACTATTGAAAAAATCCCCGAGGAAGTTGAAAAGGAGCTCAACGAGCTCAGAAAGAGCCAGCAGAATACCGCGGTCCTGAAGTTTAAAGTTTACTTTGACGAACTGGTTAACAATTTTAAGGCCTTATTGGAAGCGCTGGCCGAAATACCAGGCGAGGAAGCTGAACGGTACAAAAAAGCGGTGTCTGGACTAATCGGAAAAATGTCAGAGCGGTTGTAACCAATGTCAGTGCGTGCCAGTGAAGCAATTCTCCATGCTATTAGGGCACAAGGCGGGAAAATTCCGGCCTGGCAGTTTCAAGAGTGGCTGGCGGAGTTGGCCAAGCGGAGGTATATCAAATACGATATCACAGATTCCGGGGATGTGGTAATAAAGCTGACTGAGCGGGCCGATGAGTGGTTTAAGGCAAGAGAACTCAATAGGAAGTGAATGATAGGATTGACAGGAAACTATGATAGTCGGATCGCTGTTCTAGAAGGGAGAAAAACAAAGTGAGAGAAGCCGACATCCAAAACCTGATCCGGCTCCATGTATCAGAGCGCCGGCTGGGCGTTCTCTTCCGGGCCAATGTTGGTGAGGCCTGGACTGGTGACAGTGTCGAACATAACCCGGACGGCAGCATTACCATCTACCGGCCGCGCCGGCTTAAGACTGGCCTGCCGCCAGGGTTTTCAGACCTGTTCGGTGTTGCCGCTGGCGGCCGGGCGGTATTTATTGAAGTGAAATCTCCTACCGGCCGCCTGCGGCCGGAGCAGGAAAACTTCCTGCGGCAGATGGCAAAGATGGGAGCTTATTCCGGAGTAGCTAACTCTGTAGAAGATGCACAGAAAATAATTACTGGGGGGTGAAAGTTATGGAACCATTGCTAAATCAGTTAATCAATGAGATAACTAGCACCTGCCCAGATATCGACCTGCTTCAGCTTAGGGTAAAAATTGCCAGCCTGCTTGCAGCTTACGATATCAAACCGGCTAAAATAACTGCGGCTCACCCGGATGTTTCTGAGAAGGTAAAGCTGTTTCTGGCCGCTAAACGCCTTGAAGGGCTCAGTCCCCTTACCTTGGCCGGTTACGAGATAGAACTCCGGACCTTTGGGAAACACATGCAAAAACCAGTGGCCGAGATTGTTACAGCCGATATCCGTACTTACCTGGGACAATTTGACCGCCTGAAGTTGAGTTCTATTTCTCGAAAACTATCGGTCCTGAAGAGCTTTTTTGGTTGGCTCACTGAAGAAGAGATAATTCCCCGGGATCCGGCCCGGAAAATAAAGCCTCCCAAAAAGGAAAAGCTCCTACCCAAAGCTTTAAGCATCGAAGAACTTGAAATGATGCGGGAAACATGCCGTACAACCAGAGAGAGAGCCATGATTGAAGTATTCTATGCTACCGGCTGCCGGTTAAGTGAAATACAACAATTAAATAGAGCTGACATTGACTGGCAGAATAAATCAGCAAAGGTAATTGGTAAAGGTTCGAAAGAAAGAGAGGTATTCCTCAGCCCTAAAGCTATCTATTACCTCAAAAAATATCTGAAAGAACGAAAAGATGCTTACCCGGCCCTGTTTATTACGCAGAGGCAACCAGTCCGGCGATTATCAAGGCGTGGATTCCAACGGGAAATAAAACTAATTGCCGGGCGGGCGGGAATCCAGAAGAGGGTCCACCCGCACACGATGCGCCACACCATGGCCACGCTGACCCTAAACAACGGGGCGGATTTAGTGGCAGTACAGGAACTCCTTGGCCATGTTAACCCAGGGACAACCCAAATTTATGCACAGCTGTCAAATGAGCGAAAGAGGGAACAACACCGTAAATATTTGGTTTTGTAACACACTTGGTCTGAACAAATTAAAGATAAAAAGGGTGATTAACGTGGATAGGCTGTATCCAAAAACGCGGTTTAGTGATGAGGCAACACCTGAAGAACAATTCAGACATATCATCAGTGAATTTAACGAAGCTCTCACAGCAAAGTCATTAGAAGAAAGAGACCGGGAATTAGCAGACCTGGAACATTCGATAGAAACGTATTTTGATATCCGGGAAAAACAGGGAATTGATATTGACCAGGTCAGACGAGAGGTTATGAACAAGAACCATAAGAGGGGTTATTACTATGATTAAGCCGAAAGAATGTGCAGAGTAAGGAGGTTCAGAATAAATGCTTGTAAGACATTTAAAGACCCAGAAAATCCACATACTCCAGCCAAATGCTGATAAGACATGCTGCGGAATTATCATTAATGACAAGTTTGAATCAACCGAAAATCATCCATCGAGCCAATTATTAGTATGTTAAGAATGCGCAGCAAGGGGAGAAATAAATGGTCAATCAGTGGGAAGTATTTTACGCCTTATGTGCTGGAATCGTAATCGGATTTTTCTTGGGTGGTTGCGTATTTGGGACAAAGGATAGATAGATTAGGTATATATTTTATACCTAACCAGAAAGTGAGGGGGAAATTGATGAAAATAGAAATCGAAATTGATGAAAATTATATAACCGAACTAGTATCGCAGGAAATTGCAAAACGCATTGTTACAGAGCATTGCTACGAGAATAGAGAGGCGAAAATAGGAATCAGAAACGGTGTAGATAAAGCAATAAAGAGTTATATCTACTCGAAAAAAGATGAAGTAATCGAAAGGGTTGTCGGGAGAGCCTCAGCCGAGATGGTGAAAAAAGGATTGCCAAAGCTTTTAGACAGACTGGGGGAGATAAAATAATGCATAAATATCAGCAAGCAATTGCCTACCCATGAAGCTATAGGGGTTATTGTCCTCGATGGTTTCAATGCCAATATTGACCCTTGGTATGGATGGGATGATCCCGCAAAAGAAACTTACACCTTGTTGGGAAGGAAGGAAGATGAGAAGTAATGCGCAGTCTGTTCGGATATTGCTTCAAACTCTAATTAGTCTACTAACCGATAAGGAGGGGAGGAACCCCTGAAACAGATACACGACTTTTTATCCTCCCTGTACGAATACCTTGACCCTAAATATTATCTTTACCTTTGGACATTGCCCGGGCGGAAAACATACCCGTTTTCCGCCCGTGACCTCCAGGCAATGTCCGCGACTGCCGGCCAGCTGGCGGCCGTCCATGACGTATATTTCGGCGTAGGAGCAACTGCCCGGAGCATGGGCCAGTACGAGCGGCCCAAAAACGAGGACATCGCGGTCATTCCGGGCCTGTGGGTGGATATCGATATCAAACACCAGGTCCACAAGGTCCAGGAACTCCCGCCGGATATACCGGCTGCCATGGGGCTGCTCCCGAACGAGCTGCCGCCTTCTCTGGTAGTCTGGAGCGGGTACGGAATCCATGTATATTGGCTTTTCAAAGAACCCTGGGAATTCGACACGCCAGAGGAGCGCTCCCGGGCTGCTGGCTTGCTTCGAGAGCTACAGGCCGTAATAAAAAATAATGCTGCCCAGCGTGGCTGGAAAATCGACACCACCGCGGACCTGACCCGGGTACTTCGGGTACCGGGCACACTAAACCGGAAACTGCCAGATAAGCCGGTTATGGCCCAGGTTATTGAACAGCCTGATATCAGATACAACCCTTCGGAAATTGAGGACCTGCTGCCACCGGTCGAAACCAGCACTGCGCCCCCCAGCCGGACCTCGGGATTCGAGCGCCGGCAGACCGACGGTCCGGCCGAGCTTATGCTCCGAAACTGCCGGTTCCTGCAACACTGCCAGCTGAATGCCTCCGGCATAACATACGACGAATGGCTGGCTGCCTTGACAAACATCGTCCGGGCCATAGACGGCATCCAGGCAACTCACCAGGTTTCTGCACTCGACCAAGCGCGTTATAAACCGGAGGATACGGATAAAAAAATTGCCGAAGCCCTGGCCATGAACCCGCAGTCATGCGATTACATCCAGAAAACCATCGGGTTTCAGGGCTGCCCGCCGGCAGGCTGCGGCGTACAGGCCCCCTGTGGCTGGAGCCTGTCAAAAGTAGCCCAGGCCCGGGCCGTTGTCCGAAACATACCGACGCCCACGCCGGAAGCGGTGTTTGTCCCAGATGTCCTGGGAGCCCTGGCGGTTCTAAAAAAACATGACCAGATCGAGTATGCCAAATTCAAGGCTGTTTGCAAGGGCCGGGTAAACCTGAACGACCTGGAGAAAATGGTTAAACAGCACCGACGCCAGGAACGCCAGGACAGCCATTTGCATGTTGTAGAATCGTCACCGGGCAACCATGCCGGCGGAACTACCGCAGATAGGCCCGGTAACAGGATGCTCCGGGATACTGTACCGGACTTACCGCTTGATTTGGCACTACCGCCCAATTTTAAATTTCATAATTCAGGCGTCCTACTCGTCAAAGAGACAAGCTCCGGTGACATTATGACTTACAAAGCCGCCGGCGCCCCGGTGATTATTTCAGAACGGCTTTTCAACGTGGACACGGAAACAGAAAAGCTTGAAATCTGCTTCCGGCACTTAAACGGTTGGCGCCGGGTATTGTTTCCGCGGTCAACGGTTTTCGACGCCAGAAAAATACTTCGCCTGGCTGACTTTGGTGTCCCTGTTTCATCAGAATCAGCTAAATACCTGGTCAAATGGTTTGATGCCCTGGCTGATATCAACCAGGATGCTATACCGGTCGCCCAGGCGGTGTCAAAGCTTGGCTGGCGGGGAGACCGTGAATTTGTCCTGCCGAATTTCAACATGAAATACCGCATAGACATTGACGACGACGGCAGCCAGCGAACCATTTCCGGCTTCACCACGGCCGGCGCACGAGAAGAATGGATATCGCGCATGCAATACCTGCGGCAGTCCCCAAAAGCCAGGTTTATCCTGGCGGCCAGCTTCGCGGCGCCGCTCCTCCGGATCCTGGGGCAGCGGAATTTCATCCTGCACAACTGGGGCAACAGCCAGGACGGAAAAACGGCTACCCTCTGGGCGGCTATGTCGGTATGGGGGAATCCGGACAAGCTTCTTGGAACATTTGATGCTACGCACACGGCCATGGAGCGTAAAGCAGCCCTGCACTCTGATCTACCGCTTGCCGTCAATGAACGCGAAGTATTGAACCAATTTAAGAAACGGGATATTAACCCGCTGCTCTATATTTTGGGTGAGGGCCGCGGCCGCGGCCGGGGAACCAAGACCGGTCTGCAGGACCTGGCCACCTGGCGGACTGTTGTATTGTCCACCGGCGAGGGGACCCTATCCAACGAAGGATCCCTGGAAGGAGTTATGACCCGTGTGCTGGAGGTTTGTGACGGGCCCCTGGCGCATGACCGGGAGTTTGCCAAGAGCCTGTACTATTTTTTGCCGCGGTGCCACGGACACGCCGGGCCTGAGTTTCTTCGCCAGTTGTTGGCCGCCGACTATGGGACTATATTCACCACATACCGGGAGTTCCAGACTGCCTTTCGGGCAACTTATCCGGACAGGGTTGATTCGCATATAGATGCAGTCGCTTGTATAGCGACTGCTGATTATCTGGCTTCGGCCTGGGTTTTTGGTGAATCGTGGGAACAGGCCAGAGCTGAAGCAATGGCAACGGCCGGGCATGTGTTGGCCGGCTTGATTACCCGAATAGAAGCCAGCGAGTCAGAGCGGGCTTGGAAGGCATTTGTTGATTGGTTGGCAGAAAACCAGGATAAGTTATCTAACAACGTGTATGGTTCCAGAATTGGATATCGGGAGGATATAAACCTGTATATCATCCGGGATGTAGTTAATCGCTTCTTGGAAGAACGATTTTCAAGTAGTCGCAGGATTATACGTGAATGGGCAACTTCGGGGAAAATTGAATCCTACTATCATAGTGGGAAAATAAGATATGACGTCAAAGGTAAGGTAATGGAGGGCGGCATAAGACCACAGGTAATAAAATTAAAAAGCTTTAATTTGGATGATTAGTGCGTCAGTGCGTCACTAGTGCGTCACTAGTGCGTCAGGCCTGAACCTTTGATATATAAGGATAAATATATAATATGTCGCACTGACGCACTAATATATTAATATCTCTATATACGACATACCTTACCCTTTAAAGGTATAGGGTATAAGGTGTATAAAAAAATACATTACACTATTAAAAAATTAGTGCGTCAAGTTATCCACAGGCAAAAAACCGCGTAAAATAAGGATTTTTGAGTAAAAAATCTGACGCACTAGTAGTGCGTCAACTCTAAAAAACAACCATTTACCAAATTATGGACAGATACCTTGCCGACAATATTCGACATTAAGGGATGATATCTTGGCTACTAAATTCAAACCTGGCGATAAGGTCCTGGTGCTAGCCGGTCTAAACAAAGGAGCCCGGGCTATATTCAAATATTATACTGCCGAAGGCAAAGCATTTTGTAAGGGACCTGGCGGCAGACTTCACAGGATACGCATTAAACCTGAAAAACTTCGATTGATTAAAAAGGGAGTGGCGCCTATTGTATAAGGTTTCAGAACAGCTCATTGCTGAAATCCAGCAACAGGTTGAAGAAATTAATAAGGTTACTTTCGGGGACATAGTTTTCAGAATACAAAATGGAACACTAATTACGTGGGATGTCAGAAAGACGTTCAAACCAGAGACTGGCCAGAAAAACTGGAGGTCTAAGCGGAAAGCTTAGGCCTCTTTTAATTTTAGCGAAAGGGGTGGCGTTAGGTGAAAAAGCTAATTCAGGAGTATAGGGAATCTTTGAGGATACTATGTAAGGGGAAAGTGACTTCTTTGTACTGTCATAGTATGATTTCAGATACCCAATGGGCTATTAAGTACATGGAAACCGGTAATATACCCGGTTCCAAATGGACAGTAGCTAGGTGGAGTAAAGAAGACCGTGAGATACTGTTTGATCCGCAGGTCCTGGATCGGTGTTTTAGAATACCTGACGCTGCTCCGGAGGTTTCAGAAGGTGTCAGGCTGATGCTTGAACATTTACTATCCTGTTTGTCGCCGCGGGAGAGGGAAGCTTTTGTACTAATTCATGGGCAGGGGTTTAGTTACCAGCAAACGGCTGATTTTATGGGTCTTTCCAAGGGAAGTGTTTACAACCTGATTAAGAGAGCAGAAAAAAAGTTTTCCATTTATCGGGAATTTGTAGGACGGAAGCAAGATAAGGGTGAAGAGGTTTGCTAAAAATTCAGCAGGCCGGCAAAACTTCACGTAAGAGTTAGGGACACATCTTGCAGGAAATACCTTCCTTTTGCTGAATATTGGCTAAGGAGGGAGAGATTTTATGACAATAAATTGGGATGCTTTTGCTGCAGTCGGACAGTGGCTGGGAGCATTGGCTACTTTTCTTGCAGTAATTGTTGCATTAAAGCAGGGAAAACCTAAGGTTAGAGTTAAAGCTGGTGTATATGATGTTGTTGCCGCACCACCGGGAGGAAAATTTAAAAAGATTCATGATGACAGGCTTTATATAAGTGTAACAAATATTGGTACTGTCCCAATAAAAATAGTTAAAATTGGATTTAGATGGCCAAGATCAAATAACAAAAAATGGAGTATCATAAACTCTGAACCAGGTGTACTACCGAAAGTTCTTATGCCATCGGAAGAGGTTGACGTATGGACAGAAGCCAAAGGCCTTCGAGAAAAAGGTATTAATAAGTTTGATATAGCTATTGCTATGGATAGTGCTGGCAAAGTACATTATCACGAAGCAAACATATTTAGGAAAATTACTAGATTCATTTGGTGGAATATAGGTAGGGTGAAATGAAGAGCCTTCGGGCTCTTTTATTTCACACAGAATAACGGCAGGAATATTCTTCCTTTCCGGCAAAATGAATAAGAAAACGAGGAAAGGGGGGATAGAAAGATGGGGTATAGGAACCCTTACTTGGAGCCTGCTTGGGAATTAAATGGCATTACTGGATTTAAAGTAAAGCAAAGTAGTGGAGATTACGAAGCAGTTATTTTTTACAAAAAAAATATAAGACTACTTGAGCTAAGAATAACGGGTACAGCTATAGCTGTTTTGGGCAAAAAACATATTCATGAATGGTTGTGGAAGACCGGGATTGAGTATATTAATAAGAAAAAGATAGATAAACCAATAGTACTTACTATCCAATCAACTGATGTATTAAATGGCGAGTTAGTACCCAATTGGGAAGAATAGTGTCGAAGATAAGGATAATTATATAGAGCCTCCGGGCTCTTTTCTTACGTCTCGCTAGAACGCGGGTCCTTTCGGAAGAGTGGCGGCTTGCGGGTCTGGCGAGCCCCGAAATTTGTCCAGGTACCAAATTTTTTAAAAGGGATTTTCTTTCCAGGTGATATTGTGGCAAAGAGTGTTAAAACCGACATTTCTGATATCATTGTCAATACAGACGTTCTGGCCGATCTCCTGGGATACACCCGCCAGCGCATAAACCAGCTTACCCGGGAAGGTGTCCTGGAAAAACAAGCACCAGGGCGCTTTTTACTTATGCGGAACATAAAGAGATACATTGATTTTGTCCGTACTGGACAGATAACAGGACAGGACAGTGAAGCAGAAGCTCAATACTGGGAGGAAAAAGCTCTCCATGAAAAAGCAAAACGGCAGACGGCCGAATTAAAGCTGGCGAAGCTAAGGAACCAACTACATGACGCAGCCGATGTGGAAATGGTCATGACCAACATGCTTACCACCTTCCGGAATCGTATTCTTGCTATACCACAAAAAGCTGCCCCGAAAATAATCGGTATGAAAAACCTCGCCGAAATCAGCGAGGCCATTAATATAGAGCTCCTAGAGGCATTGACCGAACTGAGTGACTATGACCCGGCTATATTTGCCGGGGGTGAAGAATTTGAAGAACCAGACGAAGACAACGAGGCTGTTTCGCAAGATAGCTAAAGCTGTAGCTCCGCCCCCGAAGCTGACAGTAAGCCAGTGGGCTGACAAGCACCGAAAACTCTCCGCGGAGAATTCGGCGGAGCCCGGGCAGTGGAGAACAGACAGGGCACCATATCAAAGAGAGATTATGGACAGTGTGACCGACCCACGTATTGAAAAGGTCGTGGTCATGTCCAGCTCCCAGGTTGGTAAGTCGGAAATAATTAACAATATTATCGGCTATTACATTGACGTTGATCCTGGTCCATTACTCATGATTCAGCCAACCATCGAGATCGCCCAGGACTATTCAAAGCGGCGCATAACCCCGATGGTAAAAGACACCGAGGTGCTGGCCCATAAGGTGGCCGACTCAAAAACCAGGGATTTGAATAACACCATACTCATGAAAGTGTTTCCCGGGGGGTTCCTGGCCATGGGCGGAGCAAACAGCCCGGCCGGCCTGGCCAGCCGTCCCATCCGGGTTTTGCTTTGCGATGAGGTGGACAGGTACCCGCCCAGCGCCGGCAGCGAGGGGGACCCCATATCGCTGGCTGAAAAGCGGACCACGACCTTCTGGAATAGGAAGAAAGTTTTTGTATCAACGCCAACGAATAAGGGTGCATCACGAATAGAGTCTGAATACGAGTTGGGTACTCAGGAGAAATGGTGCATCCGGTGCCCTGGATGCGGTAAATACAACTTCATTGTCATCCGTGATATCAAATTTAAATACGAAAAGCACGAGAAGAACGGAAAAGTTGCCTATACCGTTTTTAATGTGTGGTGGCGCTGCCCGGCATGTCTTAATGAATATGACGAGTACACGGTTAAAAAACAGCCGGCGGAATGGGTTGCAGATAATCCCGCAGCCATCGAGAACGGGGTGAGGAGCTTTCGGCTTAATTCCTTTGCATCCCCGTGGTACTCCTGGAAGAAAATTATCCAGGAATATCTTGAGTCCAAGGGCGACCCGGAAAAATTTAAGGTCTTTGTCAATACCGTGCTGGGTGAGTCATGGGAAGAGCGCGGGGAGATAGATGATGAGAATACCCTGTTGGAGCGGAGGGAAGATTACAAGGCGGAGCTTCCCAACGGCGTGCTGGTTTTGACTATGGCTGTGGACACCCAGGATGACCGCCTTGAGTATGAGGTTGTCGGATGGGGGAGAGATGAGGAATCGTGGGGGATAGAAAAAGGAGTGGCCTGGGGCAAACCCGATGACACAGAGACCTGGCAGATGATTGATGATAGGCTATCTAAGGTCTGGCGCTTTGCTGATGGCACTGGGCTTGTTATAGCCTGCACCTGCGTAGACTCCGGAGGGCACTACACTGAAGAGGTTTACGGATACTGCGCGGAGCGGCTTCAAAAAAGGGTGTTCGCTATTAAAGGTCAGAATGGTCCCGGCTTCCCCCTGGTGTACAAGGTGTCCCGGAATAATAAATACCGGCTGCCGCTGATCCTCCTGGGTGTGGACTCTGGGAAAACTACCATCATGCAACGGCTCAAAATAAAAAAAACCGGGCCTAAATATTGTCACTTCCCCCTTCAGGAGGAGCGGGGATATGACCAGGTGTATTTCAAAGGTCTTATTTCTGAAAAGCAAGTGTTAAGAAGGGTCAAGGGTCAAGTGGTTGCGACCTGGGAAAACATCGCCAAGGATAGGAGAAATGAGCCCCTGGACCTCCGGGTGTATAATTTGGCGGCCCTTCGGCTGCTGAAACCGGACTTCGAGGTACTGGAAAAACGGCTGAAAGAGGTTGTTTCCGGGGTGGAAAATACTCTAAAACCAACTCAAAAAGTGTCAAAAAAACAGTACGGATGTGTAAAAAAAGCCGCCGAATATTAGTGAATCGGTGGTTTTTTCTTGAAAAACACCAGGAAAAACGGTGATTTCTTATGTCTATAGAGAGGCTTCAAAAGGCAAAAGAGCGCCTAAGTGTTTACTATGAGGCCGAGCTCGCTGTCCTGGCCGGACAGGAATACAGAATCGGCACACGGACGATGCGCCGGGCTGACCTTCAAGAGATCAGAGCAGCGATTAGCGCATTGGAGAAGCAGGTTAAGCAACTGGAGGATCTGTTGAGCGGTAGCACTGCGTCTAGGGCCCGGCGCATAGTACCGAGAGATATATGAAGGTGGTGAGACATTGAATGCGATTGACAGGGTATTGAATGCGATTGACAGGGTAATGTCTTATATCAGTCCCGAGAAAGCGTTAAGGCGTCAGGCTGCCCGCCGGGCGCTCCAGGTTTTAAACACCGGCTACTCCGAGTCCGGGGCTTCTGTCAGGAAAAAGTCCATGAAGGGCTGGAAGGCATGGTCCAGCAGTCCGCAAGCCGACATCGATATGAATCTCAACACCCTGCGGCAGCGGTCCAGGGACCTGTTCATGGGTGGGGCTTTGGGCCGGTCGGCTATAGTGACCCCACGAACCAACGTGATCGGCGCCGGCCTTAAATTGAAATGCCGGATTGATGAAGAGTACCTGGGTATATCGAGAGAACAGGCGGAGCAGTGGGAGAAAAATACCGAGCGGGAGTTTGCGGTCTGGGCTGAGGGTAAGTTTTGTGACGCCCTGCGCCTCAACAACTTCTATGAGATGCAGTCTATACTATTTATCTCCACACTGCTTAACGGTGACGGTTGGGGACTTATTAAACAGGCTAACCCTGCGCGATATTTCCCGTATTCGCTACGCATTCACTTGATTGAGGCTGACCGGGTGAGCACGCCCTGGGAGGTTAATTCCGGGGTAATCAGATACACGTACTTAAACGGTATCAACGGTAGAAACAGTCAAAACGGAAACCGCATTATAAACGGGGTAGAGATCGACTCCAACGGAGCGGTGGTCGCGTACTGGATATCAAACGGCTACCCTAACGACCCGGCCAATCCAACCAATGTGCTTCAGTGGCAACGGGTGGAGGCCTTCGGGCAGAGGACCGGACAGCCAAACGTACTTCACATTATGGAGGCTGAACGCTGTGAACAGTACCGCGGGGTCCCGTACCTGGCGCCAGTGATAGAGCATATAAAGCAAATCAGTCGGTACACTGAGGCTGAACTCATGGCGGCCATCGTCATGGGCTTTTTCACGGTTTTCATCAAGGAAAGCCAGACGCCCATGGCCGACTTTCCCCTAGCCGAAGCCATCCCCCAAGGGGAGAAGGTGGACTTAGATCCCAATGCTTTTGAGCTCGGCGCCGGCACCATAAACACTTTACCGCCAGGATATGACGTGGAAACGGCAGATCCGAAGAGACCGTCATCTAACTTTGATGTCTTCGTGACCGCCCTGGCCAGACACATAGGGGCCGCCCTGGAGATACCCTATGAACTGCTGTTAAAAAGCTTTACAGCCAGTTATTCAGCAAGTCGGGCAGCGCTCTTGGAAGCATGGAAGGCCTTCCGGATGCGCCGGACCTGGTTTGCGGCCGATTTTTGCCAGCCGGTTTATGAATTATGGCTATCTGAGGCCATTGCCCGGGGAAGAATCACAGCCCCCGGGTATTTTAATGACCCGCTGATTGCCAAGGCATGGAGCAGGGCGGAGTGGCACGGGCCAGCCCCCGGGCAGATTGACCCCACCAAAGAGGTGCAGGCCGCAAAAATAAGGGTAGAGAACGGCTTTTCCACCAGAGAGAGAGAGACAATCGAGCTTACCGGTGGGGACTTTGACCGAAACATCGAGCAACTCAGGCGGGAGAACAAATTGATG